ATGAAAATTAATTCCACGAAAACCCCATGGAAGTATATCAGTAACAGCTACAAGTGGATGTTGATCATATCGAATATTTGGTGTTTTTGGTTTGTATAGAAAAATATAGATTTTCCCATCTGTGGGAACTTTACCACTTTCAGTTAGCACTTCAATTAGTTTCTGCATCAAATCATCAGCATCTTCTGTTCCAATTAGATTTTTTCTGATGTCTGAAACTCTATTCATTTGATACCTAATTCTTTTTCTGTAATTACTTTAAATTCCCACATACGATCTTCGCAGTATTCTCTAGCAACTTTCCATTTTGCCTGATTTTTAGCATACTCATATGCCTCACGGATGTATGCTTTAGTTTGAGTTTTAGGTTTTTTAGGTGGTGTGGTTTGCTTAAGAGGTTTTACTTCTATGATGTATCTTTTCACTTGCCCACCGGTTTCTTTTACTTTCATGTAAAAGTCTGGAAAATACCTATGAACTTTATTATCCACTGGTGAGCGATATGGTATAGCAATTTCTTCACTTGCCCACTCTAAGACATTAGTATTTTTATCACAATAGACCATAAACTTTCGTTCCCACAATGATCTATAAACAATTCCAGTTGGATCTCCCTTGTATTTTTCTGGATGAGTTGGATAATATTTTCCTTTATAAGATCCCATCTAAATAGAAATGATATATAGGACTATTTAGAGTGCCAGCACCAATTCCTAAGAGTATTGATCAATTGATGCCTACAGTGCAGAATGTAGCACAAACTTCTCACTATTTGGTACAATTTGGTCTTCCACCATCATCATCATCTGGATCTGGTGGATTAAAAGAATTTTTAAGATCAAAAGGTATAGATGATAGATTTCATTTAGGTGATATTGGTCTTCTTTGTAGTTCAGCATCTTTACCTGGATCAACTTTTGCAAACACTGTCGTTACTGGTGAATTTCAAGGTGTAGTTGAAACTATTCCACACACTAGAAATTTTACAAGAATTTCTTTAGAATTTTATGTTGATAATCAATATCGATCAATAAAATTCTTAGAACATTGGATGGAATATATTAGCAGAGGGTCAAGTGCAGATCCAACGGAACTTGCTTATCGTTTTCAATTAAATTATCCTGCAGCATATCGCTCAAATTCAACAAAGATAATTAAATTTGAAAAAAATTATAGGCAATATCTGGAGTATAATTTTGTTGGTTTATTTCCAATCGCATTAAATTCAACCAGAGTTACTTATCAAAATTCTGATGTATTGAAAGCAACATGTTCTTTCGCCTTTGAAAGATATGTTTGTGGTGAGTTATCATCAATATCTAAAGCAAGAAATACGGATCAGAATAAAACAGGATCTTTCAGTAGATTTGCTGGTAATGATCCGGGGTATAATACAACACAAGGTATGCTTGATCGCATGAGTGCTATGACTAGTGGTGATACTAACCCCTATGATCCACAAAACGGTTTGGGTTCTTTTGGAAATATTTTAAATTTCAAAGAAGGAACTCAATTTAGTAGTGGTCTTACACAATCATTATCTGGAATGAAATTTGGGTCTGGTACTATCATAGGTGACTCTCTAAGAATTTAATAAAACCCCTATAAATAATTTTACTGAATTGAGCATATTATGCCTTTACCAAAAATTTCGACTCCCACATATGAGTTGGTAATTCCATCATCTAAAAAGAAAATCAAGTATAGACCGTTCTTGGTTAAGGAAGAAAAGATTTTAATCCTTGCCATGGAGAGTCAAGACAATGCTCAAGTTGCGAACGCAATTAAAGATGTTCTTTCTGCGTGTATTTTAACAAGAGGTGTTAAAATAGAAAAACTTGCCACTTTTGATATTGAATACCTATTCTTAAATATTCGTGGTAAATCTGTTGGTGAAGAACTAGAAGTTACGGTAACTTGTCCTGATGATGGTGAGACTCAAGTTCCTGCAACTATTCGTGTTGATAATATTGAGGTTGAATTTCCTGAAGGGCATACTACCGATATTAAACTAGATGATCAATACACTGTTAGAATGAAATATCCTTCGATGGAAGAATTTGTAAAATCCAATTTTACTAGTGAAAATGTTGATGTCAATGAAACCTTTAGTTTAATTTCATCCTGTATTGATCAAATATATTCTGAAGAAGAATCATGGAATTCTGTAGATTGTACTGAAAAAGAATTGAATGAATTTATTGAGCAGTTCAATTCAAAGCAATTCAAAGAAGTTGAAAAATTCTTTGAGACGATGCCAAAACTTTCTCATGTAATCAAAGTAACAAATCCAAAAACAAATGTTGAAAATGAAGTTGTGCTTGAGGGCTTGGCAAATTTTTTCAACTAAGTATGTCGCATGAAGATCTTGCGTCATACTATCAAATTAATTTTGCTTTAATGCAACATCATAAATATAGCTTAACAGAGTTAGAAAATATGATTCCGTGGGAGAGGGAAATTTATCTTGCTCTCTTACAAAATTATATTGAGGAAGAAAACTTAAAGGCACAGCAACAAAATGGCTGAAATTATTAGATCACCACTATCAGGAGGCATAAGAGCAGCAAGAAATACTGTACCTTCTAGTCTCTTTAGAACTAATGAAACTGATCCTGTTTTCGGCAGATGGTTGCAGAATAATAATGGAATTGGAAATGCCTTAGCTGCAAGAAATTCTACTTTATTAGAAGGGATACAAGCACAACTGAACGGAGTATCAAATCAAGCAGTTGTATTAAGTAATGCATTGCAGGTAATTGCATCTAATATTGCCACCGATTCTGCATTAGAGCAACAGAGATCTGCAGCAGAAACAAAAAGACAGAGATCTTTAGTACAACAAGGTCTTAGGGATGATAAAGAAGAAGCAATAGAATCTAGAATCCAAGCAGCTTTAATGGCACCCGTCAGGAGAGTTAGGGCAAAAATTGAGTTTGGATTGGGTAAGTTAATGAACTTCTTCATGATACTTACTGGAGGATGGTTAACATTAAAGGTTGTTAAGTTACTGGAAGCAGATGCTGATGGTAATATAAAACTTGTACAACAGATAAAAGGAGAGATTCTAAAAGGACTCTTAATCATAGCAGGAACACTTTTAGCTCTTAAATTCGGATTATTTGGTCTTAAATTTTTATTAGGTAGACTTATTTTTAGGTTAGGTGTCCTTGCCTTTCGTGGATTTTTACGAGCTCCACTTGTATACCTTAAGAATTTTATAGTAAATTTAGTCTCTAAGATAAAAAATTGGGCATGGGAGCGTATTAAAATGTCTCCCATTTATGTGCCACAACCACAACCTGTAGCTAAAAATTTTAATGAAGGTGGTTTGGTAGATGGACCGGAAGGAGTAGATAAAGTACCCGCAAATCTTACAAAAGGTGAATTTGTTTTATCTAACACTGCTGCAGAGGATTTAACTAAAAACTTTGGTAATAGTGTACTAAAACAACTTAACGATCCTAAGTTTATAGAACAATCTGTGCAGGATCAAGATAAGGAACAAAAGTTACGCCAAAAGTATAAAAATGTTTTAGATGGTTATCTCGAAAGAGCAGGAGATAATGTTACACGTAGAGATATCGCTAATAAACGATTTAATAGTTTTATAATGAGGAAGATGAATGAAGATAGAACACGAACCAGAGTAGAGAAAGATAATGATGGTAATGAAACAGTAATACAAACTTTTGACATGGGTTTTGGTGAAATTGATTTATCAAAACCAATGGGTTCTGAGAAAAATAAAGAAGGTCAAAAAGTAATTGATCCAGAAACTTTAGAATTCATTAAACAGGAACAATATATTGGTAAGTATGGGAAACTTCCACCATCAATGGGTGGGAATAAAGATGTTTCACCTAAACCAGTAGTAGAACCGAAAGTTGAAACTAAGAAACAAAATACTTCTGATACATATAAGAAAATAACCGAACTTCCAGAAGTAAAACCAACTGTTATATCAATTCCCACATCTGCAAAGCAGCAGCAACAATCACAACCAACTTCAAATGCAACTAGTTCGGGTAGTGCAACTGGAGGTAACTATCCTAAGATACCATCACGTAATCTTAGTAATAATTATGTCGTACTTGCATACAAACACTATCAGGTAACACCATAAGATGATTAGCAGCAATTCTCTCATAAGATCATCTACGAGTCTTAGAAACATAAGTAAGACTCTAACTTCTTTTAGTAAAAGTCTCAATACATCTACTCTCCTTGCTAAAGATATTGCTAAGACTATTCAGGCAAGTAATGTAAAAAAGAAAAGAATAATTTCTGAAGAACAATCATTTTTTGTTAAAAGGAGAGAGTCATTCTTTAGAAAGAGGAGGGAAAGTTTAATTGAAGCAAGTGGTATTAAAGGTGCATTAAAAGCTACTGGAAACACAATTAAGAATACTGCAAAAGGATTTTTAGGTAGATTATTAAATTTTATTGGTATAGTTTTTATTGGATGGATTATAACTAATGCACCTAAAATAATAAAATCGATACAGAACATAATTAAAAGTATACAAAATGTGGTTGGATTTATGGGTGATTGGATAAATGGTGTAAGAACAACTTTATCTGACTTTTATGCAGAAGGACTAAAAGTTCTTTCTGATGTAACTGGAATTGACTTTGAAGAAGATAAAAAAGAATTTCAAGATGAATTTAAGAAAGGTCAGAAAAGTTTGAGATTCATGGAAAATGATCTTGTGCAACAAATTAATATAGCTCAAGATCCATCATCATATGGAATTGATGATAAAGATACTAAAGTAAAGGAAACATACCCCAAAACAGAAGAAGATGCTAGAAATTGGTTTGATAAGTTTATAACTCCTTCTGCTTCTGCTTATTCTTCTACTTATACTTACAGTTCTTCTTTTACTACGGGTCAGGGTTCAGGTAAATCTAATCCGAATACATCTGGAGGATCATCGGGGTCTAGTGGTAGTGTAAAAATAGGTTCTAGTGAACCTGAAATTATTCGTATTGCTGCTGCCATGGTTACTGAGGGTGCTGGTGGAACAGCAACTACAGACATTATGCAAGTTCTTGCGAATAGAAAAGCATCTGGTAGATACACTGGATATAAA